CACAGGGTATGCCTTTACGGGATCGCCATGTTGATTACATTCTTGGTGCTGTCCGTCGCGCACTTGAAATGAAAGCGGATAATGATGAAGAATTTGATGTCAAGAAAGACGTTAAACCAGCTGTCCAAATTCCAACCATCCAAGACCGCATGAATGAAGTGGCTAAGAAACATATCTTATACTTTGAAATCTTAGAAGATGGCTTGTTCGCTGGCGAAACAGTAGATCCCAAAGCCTACGAATACCTAGTTAAGAACTCAGTGCCACAGGCATTGATTAGTAAGATATCAGCAGTGTTTGAACCACGCTATGCTGAGCTTAAAGAAGCACGTAAAGGCGAAGACGAACAACTTAAAGAAGGTTACAGTCACTACAAAGCCGCAGACTACAAACGCTGTGAAGCATTCTATGAAAAACTATTCCAAGACTTAGCCGCTTATAATCAGACTAAGAAAGCTACTAAAAAAGCCGCAGTTCGCAAACCTCCACAAAAAGAAAAGATCGTTAAAAATTTAAAATATCTCAAACAAGACACAGCTACTAAATTAGTATCAATCAATCCAGTAGACATCGTTGGTGCTGAAGTGCTATGGGTTTACAATGTTAAGAATCGTAAGATTGGTAAGTATGTGGCAGAAGCCATGGGCGGGGTGTTAGGTATCAAGGGCACCACAATCACAGGCTATGATGCTAACAAGAGTGTACAAAAAACACTACGTAAACCAGAAGAACAACTTAAACAATTCCTAGCAAGTTCAAAGGTTGACTTACGTAAGTTTATTGAAAATATCAAGACTACGGAAATCAAATTAAACGGACGTATCAACGCAGAAACCATATTACTGAAAGTTCAATAATCCCCTCGAGGTAGCGTAGTTCATTTGTTATCCTGTCGCTGAGCATAAATACATGTACAGCAACAGGATAACCAAATGACACAGATTGGCGCACATTACGAAGCAGTACCAGACTTACCTGGTAATATCAGCTCAACGTCTAATAATCTAACACCTAATCTATCAGTATATACAGACAATCTGTATAACGGTAACACAGGTACAGGTGCTGGACATATTGCCTTTGATGCTAACTTACAAGCACAATTAGACACAGTAGCCAGCAAGCGTGCTGAAATCATTGACTATATCCGCTTACGCCTAGGCGATCAGATCGTAGACGTAGAAGCTGATAAAGAACACTATGAGATGGGTATCAATCAAGCCCTTATCCGTTACAGACAACGCAGTAGTAACTCACAAGAAGAAAGCTATGCGTTCCTAAACCTTGCTCCTGAAACACAAGAATACATCTTACCTAACAGTATCATGAACGTTAGACAGATATTCCGTCGTGGTATTGGATCAGTATCAGGCACAACAGCCAGCCAGTTTGAACCATTCAGTTCAGGTTACTTGAACACTTATATGTTGGTAGCAGGACGTGTTGGCGGACTTACTAACTATGAACTATTCGTAGACTATCAAAAATTAGCAATGACTATGTTTGGTGGTTACATGAACTTTACATGGAATAAAGTTACTAAGAAACTGACTATCGTCCGTAAAATGCCATTTGGTTACGCTGGATATACTGGTAATAATGAAGATGGTAATGGACAGTATGAATCAATCTTACTTTGGATTGACAACTACAAACCAGACATCATGCTGTTGAACGATCACATGACATATCCTTGGATACAAGATTATGCTCTAGCATTGGTTTCAATGTCAATTGGACAAGCACGTGAAAAATTCGCTACAATCGCAGGCCCACAAGGCGGCACTAGCCTAAACGGTGCGGCACTCAAACAAGAAGGTAAAGAACTGCTTGAACGTTTAGATGATGAAATTAAACGTTATGTAGATGGTGCTATGCCTTTAACTTGGGTAACTGGTTAAAAAATTCTAGACTTCTTATAAAAACTCCCATATAATATAATTTGTATAGGGAGTTTTTTAATGGCTAAAATTATCGCAATTTGTGGGTTTATTGGATCAGGCAAAGATACAGTTGCTGACTATCTAGTTAACATACACGGATTTCGCCGTGAAAGTTTTGCAAACAGTCTTAAAGATGCTGTAGCCGCAGTGTTTGGTTGGGACCGCACCCTACTAGAAGGGCGCACCAAACAAGCCCGTGAGTGGCGCGAACAAATAGATCCGTGGTGGGCAGAACGCTTGAACATGCCTAATTTAACTCCACGTTGGGTCCTACAATACTTTGGTACAGAAGTGGTGCGTAGAGCATTCCATGATCAGATGTGGGTAGCCAGCTTAGAAAATCGCCTACGCAACAGCACAGATGATATCGTCATCACAGATTGCCGTTTTGTTAATGAAATCAGCATTATTAAACGCTTAGGCGGGCAAGTGGTGCGGGTGCATCGTGGTGCTGAACCAGAATGGTATGAAGTAGCAAAATATGCCAATCAAGGGCTAGACATGTTTAGGGAGAAGTTAGAAAGTTACGGAGTCCACGCTAGTGAAACAGCATGGGTAGGCAGTAGTTTTAATGCTGTGTTAGATAATAATGGCAGCATGGATGAACTTTACGCTCAAATTGAACAGTTGCTTAAAAATCAGGCACCAAATCACCCTGACGCCAACCCAAGCCCTCGCGTGCTATCTCATACTGACAGTTAGCACATATTGTTTTTAAGTTAAGTTGTTTGGCGTTGTTTAAATCACCATCTATATGGTAAACGAATAGTTGTTCTTTTAATTTAGCATGGAAACCACACTTTTCACAGTGTGGTTTTCGTTTGTATCCTTCTAGCATCCATCTAGGTTTAGGCGCAGGTAATCCACGCTTCTTCCTACAACAGGTATCACACTTGGTCCTATAATAAGTTTTACCATGCATCTTATAGTTGACTGCAACGGGCTTTTTACCACAGATTTCGCATATTTTACGGTATTCCATATCAGTATTTAGCTTACTGTAGTGGATGAACCTTTCAAAGGGCACCTTAATGCACCAAAATTGCTGTTTACTTATAAATATATGAAAGCAATCCATTTAGAGGAACAATACTATGGCAACATTAAATTCACCTGGCGTATCAGTAACCATCATTGATGAAAGTCAATATGCGCCAACCCAAGCTGGTTCAATTCCGTTCGTGCTGGTAGCTACAGCGGCAAACAAATTGACACCCAGCAACACACTAGCAACTGGTACTACTATTGCCAATGCTGAAAAAGTTATCACAGTTACCAGTCAACGTGACTTGGTTAACTACTTTGGTACACCTAACTTTACACTAGATGCTGCGGGTAATCCAGTAAACGGTGACGAACAAAACGAATACGGTTTGTTGGCTGCTTACTCAGCTCTAGGTGTTACTAATCAAATGTACGTTCAACGTGCTAATGTTGACCTAGGACAACTAACAGGTACAGCAGTTCGCCCAACAGGTACACCGAGTGATGGTACATACTGGTTAGATTTAACTAATACTAACTGGGGCGTTTATGAATGGACAGCTGAAGACGGCTTTACATTAACACCTCCAGACATTATTACTTCAACAGCATATCTGAGTGGTGGTGTTCCTTTAAGTTCATATGGTGCTATTGGTGATTATGCTGTGGTTGCTACAAGTTCAAGCAATCCTATCTACTACAAAGGTTATAACAATAACTGGAGTTTAGTTGGTAGTGACAGCTGGAAAGATGTAGTTCCAGCGATTACAGGTGCTAATGCTAACCCAAGCCTAAGCGTAGGTTGGAAAATGGTAGTTAACGGTGTTAATGTTACATTAACAGGTACAACAGTAAGTTCAGTAGCTACTAACATCAATTCAGCAGCTATCCAAGGTGTTACAGCAAGTGCCAGCTCAACAGGACAACTATTAATCTACGTAGACAGCACTGCTAAGAGTGGCAGCACAGGCAACGTTAATTTAGTAGACGGTAAACTAGCAATTAAATCAGGTACAACTATTGGTGGTACTGATGCTGCGGGTCCATTGGGTCTATTCCAAAGCCAAGCAACAATCAGTTCTAATGCTTATGTTTATTATGGTCCAACCATCACATTCAGTGGCTATACGAACCCACCAGCATGGAGAGCAACAGATGTAACTCCACGTCCAGATGGTTCAGTATGGTTTAAAACAACAGCTACTGGTAATGGTGCTAATTGGGCAGTTAAAGAATACAGTGCTACATTAAGCTCATGGCAACTACTAACAGCTCCACTATATGACACAGACAGCGATGCTATCTATGCTTTAGACGCAACAGGTGGTGGTGCAGGTATTCCAGTAGGACAAGTTTATGTCAAATATGACACACTAAGCACAACAACAGCTACATTCAAACCTTATATCAAGAACGTAGCAGGCGTGTTAACCATCACAGGCACAGTATCAGGTGCAGGTGGCTCATATCACCAAAATGACAGCTTTACAATGGCAGTTAGCCAACCAGGTACAGCTACACTAGCTTCAGCTACAGTTACATTATCAGCTAACACAGCGGCAGCATTAGTTGGTGGTATCCTAGGTGCTAACTTACCAAATATCACAGCTGGTTTCAATGCTAGCGGTGCTATTTACATCACTCACACAGCAGGTGGTACTATCCAATTTACAGAATTAGTTGGTACTCCTTTAGCGACAGCAGGCTTACTAAGTGATGCTAAAGTACAAACAATCGTAACTAACAGTGTATACTTGGCAAGTCCATTTACACCGTTAACTTATACATACAGTTTAACTGCTCCATATACTAATCCAACAGTTGGTACGCTATGGTATTACAGCAATCCATTAGATGTAGATATCATGATCAATGATGGTACACATTGGAGAGGTTACCACAATGTAACTAACGATGCACGTGGTTACAACTTATCATTGACAGATGCGACTGGGGTGATTTTTGCTGCCAGTGCACCTACTACACAAGTTAGTGGTGGACAACTAGTCAATGGTGATTTATGGATCAACACAAGCATCACTGAATTAAGCAGTTATCCAGTACTAAGCCGTTACCAAGGTGGTGTATGGACACTGATTGACAACGCAGACAACATTGATGCCAGCGGTATCTTGTTCGCAGATGCACGTTGGAGTGCTACAGGTAATGTTAATCCAATCACTGATAGTTTACCTTCAACAGTAAGTTTATTAACCAGCGATTACTTAGATCCAGATGCTCCATTAGCACAAGAATATGCTCGTGGTACATTATTATTCAATACACGTCGCAGTGGTTACAATGTTAAACAGTTTGAAAGTTCAGCATTTAGCCCAGCACAACTAGCTACAGTAACAGGTACACAGGCAGCTGCTTGGATTACACACAGTGGTGTAGATCCTACAACTGGTGTTCCATACTTTGGCAGCAAAGCACAACGTTCAGTGGTTGTCCGTGCTCTAAAAGAAGCTATCGCTACAAGCACAACACTACGTGAAGAACAAACAGCGTTTAATTTAATCGTCGCTCCTGGATATCCAGAACTGATCCAAGACATGATTATATTAAACAACGATCGCACAAACACAGCATTTATCATTGGTGACAGTCCAATTGACTTACCTAGCGATTCAACAACATTGATGAACTGGGCAGACAATGCAGCTCTCGCAGCTGACAATGGCGAAACAGGTTTAGTTAGCCATGATGACTACGTAGGTGTTTACTATCCAAGTGGTTTAGCTACTAATTTAGATGGTAATTCAGTCGCTGTTCCACCAAGCCACATGATGTTGCGTACATTTATCCGCAGTGATGCAGTTGCTTATCCATGGTTTGCACCAGCTGGTGTACGTCGTGGTTTAATTGACAACGTATCAAGCATTGGTTATGTTGATCGCACAGACAATAACGTATGGCGTAGCATTGGTGTTACAAGTGGTTTACGTGACGTATTATACGAAAACGAAGTTAATCCAATCACAGTATTACCAGGTGTTGGTTTAGTAGCATACGGTCAAAAAACACGTGCTCCTTCAGCTAGTGCAATGGATCGTATCAACGTAGCTCGTTTAGTGGTTTATTTACGCACAGTTCTAGCTAAAGTCGCAGCTCCGTTCATTTTTGAACCAAATGACGCGATTACACGTAGTCAAGTACAATCAGCATTCAACGCTGTATTCCACGATTTAGTTGCTAAACGTGGTATCTATGACTACTTGGTAGTTTGTGATACAACCAACAACACACCAAGCAGGATTGATGCTAATGAGTTATGGGTTGATATCGCGATACAACCAGTTAAAGCTATTGAGTTTATTTACATTCCAGTACGTTTACAAAACACTGGCGCAGCTTTAACGATACAATAATATACGCAGTTAATGGGAGTGGCAACACTCCCCTAACGCGATAGAAAAATAGGTAAATACTATAAAGTATTAAAGGGAAAATAAGATGGCAACATCATCATTAAGTAATTTTACAGTACCGTTATCAACAAGTCAAAGTGCTAGTTCACAGGGCTTGTTAATGCCAAAATTAAAGTTCCGCTTTCGCGTGACTTTCTTAAACTTTGGTGTTACACAACCAACAACTGAGTTGACAAAACAAGTCATTGACTTTAAACGTCCAACTGTAAGTTTTGAAAACATTGAAATTCCTGTCTACAACAGTAAAGTTTACCTAGCTGGTAAACCAACCTGGACAGAAGTTACATGCAATCTACGTGACGATGCAAGTGGTGAAGTTACTAAACGTGTTGGCGAACAGATGCAGAAACAATTTGACTTCTTTGAACAAGCGTCAGCAAGTTCAGGTATTGACTACAAATTTACCACACTGCTTGAAATTCTTGATGGTGGTAATGGCACAAGTACTCCAAACGTTCTTGAAACATGGGAACTAGATGGTTGCTACTTAATGTCAGCTGACTACGGTGACGTTAACTATGGTGAAAATGCTCCAATCCAAATTGGATTAACAATCCGTTACGATAACGCACTACAAACACCATTAGGTGGTGGTATTGGTTCAACAGTAGCAAGAACACTAGGTACAGTAATTACTGGCTAATCTAGACGACAATTACAAAAGCCCAGTTAATTCTGGGCTTTTTTTTGACGATAAATAATAGTATGAGTCAGAATAATATATTTGGTCAAATACTACAAGCCATAGCGCCGCAAGAAAACATCCGCGACTATCAACATGCCGCGCGAACTTTTGTTGATGGATTATACAGACTAAGTCCTAAATATCAAAGCCTATTCCATGTGTACATGGACATCAACACAGACATATCTGGTATACAACAGGTTGCACAAATTGAAACAGGTATGATGGCTAAACAGGTAAACTTGCCTAAGTTCACTGTAGCAACTAAAACCTACAATGCTTATAATCGCAAGACAGTGCAACAAGAAAAAGTCAGCTATGATCCAGTGAACATTACCTTCCACGATGACAGCAGTGATGTGGTACGTAGCTTTTGGAAAGATTACTTTACCTATTATTACAGAGACAGTGACTATGGTTCTCCAGGTGGTAATATGGATCGCTACAAAGACAACAGCAAGTATAAAACACGTCAACAACAAAATTGGGGATATACTCCAAGAACAAGTAATTCAGCTAACTTACCATACCTCAACAGTATCCGTATCTACAGCCTACACCAAAAACGTTTTAGTTCGTATACACTGATACGTCCAGTTATCAGCACATTCCAACATGGTACGCATACTACAGGTGAATATGCTCCAATGGAACATACCATGACTGTAAACTATGAAGCGGTACTGTATGATACAGGACCAGTCAGTGACGGAACAGTATTGGGCTTTGATGGAATACATTATGATCATACTCCAAGTCCACTAAGAAACTTAGGCGCACTGGTAGGTGGTGTTGAAAGTATATTTAATAATATAGAAAATGGTGACTTAGGCTCAGCAGTACAAAATTCGTTCAATGTCTACAACGTTGCCACAGGATCTAATTCACAATTATTACAAACACCTAATCTCAATATCCTAGGCATAGGACAGACAATCTTACAAGGACAGAATCCACTCAGCACAGTGTTTGCTCCAACCAGTGCCACAGTTAATCAAGGCTTATCAGGTTCATTGACAGCACAGCCTGGATTAGGCAGTGTGACAAATGCACTGAACATCAATGGACAAAATAATAATTTACCTAGCAGTAATCAAGGTATAGCAGGTTTATTCTAGGATACGACCATGGCGATCAACGGAAATCTACCTAATCAAACACCAGCAAATGCAACCACTAATTATTTCAATAATTACTACACGCAGACTCCTAGCATCAGCCCTTATGCTAATGATGCTGTGATCGCTTACTTCCAAGGATTGACTGGTGATACGGATACAGGCAAGAATCTAGCGGCCGCAGTTATCTATACAGCACTGCAACAAAATATAGATCCAATGGGCATCATTGAACAATTAAAAGTCATCAGCGACAAGAACAAATTAACCAGTCCACAGTATACCAGCTATATTGATCCCAATCAACAGGACACTGATGTGACTACAGACAATGGTACTACATGGACCACAGGCAATGTACAGTATGCCAAACCTGGACCCAGTACAGCATATACTAGCATCAGCGAAGTAGATGCTTTCTTAACCATGTTCCTTAATTTCAATCGTGTGGGCACTAGCTTGTTAGGACTCAGCAACAGTCCACAGACTAGCAAATACATCCAAAGAGCTATTCTTCCCTAATCATGGCCAAGTATGCCCAAGGCAAATATACTGTTAAGAATCCTGAAAAGTATATAGGTAAACGCAGTCCCACTTATAGAAGCAGTTGGGAGTTTACTTTCATGAGTTTCTGTGATAACAATCCAGCCATAATAAATTGGGCCAGCGAAGCCATCAGCATTCCTTACTTTAATCCAGTCAAAGGACGACAGACAATCTACGTGCCAGACTTCTTGGTAGTCTATGTAGATGCTAACCAAAAGCAACACACAGAAATAGTAGAAATCAAACCTTCAACTGAAGTAACTATGGAGTCAGCTAGGAGTTATCGTGATAAACTCATGGTAGCGATGAACATGGCTAAATGGGCTGCCGCAGACAGCTGGGCTCGCGCTAACAACATGCGCTTTAGAGTCGTAACAGAATTTGATATCTTCAAGAATCAGAAGCGGTAAATAGTGTTACTATGACACAAAAATTATCAGAACTATTTAACTTACCACCTGCTGAAGAAACAACACCTGAACAGGCAGAAACTACCATAGAAGAAAACCGTGAGATAATCCAAGCAGTAGACACTGCCATTGATAAGATTGATGCGGCACTACCTTATGTCAACGATTTAGACACCAGTGACAAAGAATTAGATGATCTCAGCGATCTTGCTAAAGAGAAGTTTGAAGATTTAATTTCACTTGGCATGAACGTTGAAGCACGCTTCAGCGGACACATCCTAGCCACAGCAGGTACCCT